GCAGAGCAGCCTAACACTCCGCAAAATCGGGGACCTTGTGCCCGTTTGGGAAAATATCTTTAACCACATCGCCAAAGGAGATTCATTGCCGTGCCGCGCCGCAGACCATCTCCCCGGAATGAAACTCGTGGACGAACTGTGTCCAGCTTGACCAAGAAAACCGCAAAGAATGACGCCACAGCCAAGCGCACAGGCATGACCTGGAGCTTCCGGCAGAAAAAATACGTCACCCTCAGGGAATGGTGGGACCTTGGCTAAGAAACTCAAAACCGTAGCACTTCTCGCCCGCAAGCCTGGATTGGAAATTCTTGACGCGCTTTTGTCGGATCCCCGGATCGATTTGAAAGTGGTCTACACTTACAACCACCTTCCAAAATCTGAGAGCCCGAAGGAAAACAATTCCATCGGCTACACCGTAACGCAGCGCCCGGAATGGCCGGTGTTCAAGGAAAAGTGCGAAGCTGCCAGCGTGTTGATTTGGTCCGAGGTTGGATCAAACGGCTTTAATCCAACAAACGACCGCCATGCGCCCTATGATTTGCTTCTGTGCTGCAATTGGCGCCAGGTTGTGCCTGAATGGATACTCAGCGCCGCGCGCCACGCCATCAACATTCACCGTGGCGACCTTCCAAAATACCCCGGCAAGCGCCCTGTCCTTCAGGCCGTAGAGGTGGGGGAAGCGAGAGTAGCCATCACCGCGCACAAAATGACCGGGGTTATCGACGGAGGCCCAGTGATTGCAAAGGTTTACGCGGACGTTGTTAAGGCTTCGACGTTTGCGGAATCTGAAACGCTGACGCGAGACGCGCTTGTACCGTACTACGCGCCGTTAACGAGATTTATTGTAGATATTGCTTCCCGTGAAACCTAACCAGTGGAGTGTGACTACATGAAAACTATACGCCGTGGCCGGCCAAAATCAGACCGCCCCAAAGTAACCCAGGGAGCCTTAAATGCTTGTCCATCTCCGAACCATTAAGGCCCTCCAAACCCAGTCCATGAGCTACCGGACACCGCCCAAGCCCCACCACGACAACGCGGGCTATCAGCCGGCGCTCTGCCCGATCAACTGGACCCCCAAAACATGCCAGTGGATCGAGGGAACGCCGAGCAAGATGGAACTACGGCGCCACGGGTCAGAACGGTTTAAGTGCAACGCCGCGGTTCAACCACAATCGAGCTATTGCGAAGAACACCATTCGAAATGTTGGACCGTGTTGACACCCCCGGAAAAACAAGCACGGTAAATCGAATGACCAAAGCCCAACTCCTGCGGACAGTCTCGCCGCTCCCGTTCCGAATTTATTACGCGCGCCTATGGTTATAAATCGCTGGCTGACAAATTTAGAGTCCCGCGAAAGCCTTGAGGCCGAACGGGACAAAGCCCAGGCCCAGGTTGACGCAAGCCCTGCCAGTTTGACCGCACGGGCGGAATTAAACGCCGCTCTTAGCAGATTGGTAAGCCACGACAGGACCATGGCCCTGATTGAGCAAGAGAACGGACGCATCGGCATTGGCGAGCCCATGGGCACAGAGTACCGCACGGCAGAACAAATCAAGGCTGACGGGCATATTGGGATTTACCGGACGTGATCGCACAGAATGGCAGCGCGTAAGACCAAGGGCACAAAAGACATACCGTGGCCCGAAGCTACGAGAGAGCGCATCCGCGCCAGTATGCTTGAAAAAGAGCTTATGAAACATGTACTTGGCCAGCGCGATATGACGCCAACGCAATTTGGCGCGGCTAAGGCGCTACTGAACAAGGTTCTCCCCGACCTGACAGAGAACGAAACGCGCATCTCGGGTGAAATAATTATCGAGCGCAGGTATTTTGGCTCAAAGAATCCAAATCCCAAATAAGTGGGAACCGCGTGAGTACCAATTACCGCTGTGGTCTGCCCTTGAGGACGGCTGCAAGCGCGCCCTGTACACGTGGCATCGCCGCGCTGGCAAGGACGACATAGGGCTTCACTTCACCGCGACCGAGGTGATCGAGAAGCCCGGCGTCTACTGGTACATGCTTCCCGAAGCCGCGCAGGCCCGTAAGGCGATCTGGAAGGCTATCGACCCCCACACTGGCCTGCGACGTATTGATTGGGCTTTCCCTCCCGAGATTCGGGCAAGTACCAACGACACGGAAATGTTCATCAACTTCAAGAGCGGCGCAACGTGGCAAGTCGTGGGCTCTGATAACTACAACAGCCTGGTGGGATCGCCTCCCCGCGGCGTGGTGTTCTCTGAGTGGGCCTTAGCCAATCCTGCGGCATGGGCCTACATCCGGCCTATCCTGAGAGAAAACGGCGGATGGGCGCTGTTCAACTTCACGCCCCGAGGTCGCAACCATGCCGTTACCATGTACGAGGCGCACAAGGACGACCCCGACTGGTTCATTCAGAAGCTTACAGCCAAGCAAACCGGGGCCATGACCGACGAAGAATTGGCTAAGGAACTGCTGGATTATCAATCTGACTTTGGCGAGGAAGATGGGGAATCGAAGTTCCGCCAGGAATACCTATGCGACTTCGACGCTCCTTTGGTCGGGGCTTACTACGCCAAGATTATCAGCAAGCTCGAAGATGCCGGCCAAATCCGCGATGTGCCTTACGACAAGCACAAGCCCGTTTACACCGCCTGGGACATCGGCCGCACGGATGACGCCGCAGTGTGGTTCTACCAGATCATCAACCGCGAAATTCACGTCATTGACTACTTTGCCAAGCCGGGCGGGGACGTGCCCGAGTTCGCCGCCATGCTGCAAGAGAAGAAATACATCTACGGCAAGCACACGCTCCCCCATGACGGCCGGCATAAAACATTCGCGGCGCCGCGCTCTGTATTCGAGCAGCTCGGGGAGTTCGTGGGCTTGGCGTCGGTCGGCATCTGCCCCGACCATCATCGGATTGATGGTATCGCCGCGGTTCGTGCTATACTGCCGAGGTGCTGGTTTGACGCCAAGCGATGCAAGCAAGGGCTAGAAGCCTTGCGGCAATACCAGCGGAAATGGGACGACGAACGTAAGGTGTTCTCTCCTGATCCGCTGCATAATTGGGCGTCTCATGCGTCCGATGCCTTCCGCTATATGGCTGTGGCGTTCAAGGAAGAAAACCCGACTGCGTTTAAATCCTCCACGTTCCGCCAGCCCACGCTTAACGAAGCATGGGAGAGGCAGGAGCGTTTCGGGCATGACGAGGCGCGGATATGAGAGACAAAGGCACTCCCAAAGACCAGGGCACGGCGTCCTCGGTCATTGCCGAGATTGAGGCTTACGAAAAGCAATTCGAGCCTTGGCTTAAACGTGGCTCTGAAATCGTCAAACGCTACCGCGACGAGCGCGTTACCACGTCGAACGCCACGATCATCACCCGGAAATACAATATCCTGTGGTCGAACGTTGAGACGCTTCGGCCTACGCTCTACGCCCGTATCCCTCAGGTCCAGGTGGAGCGCCGGTTCAAGGACGCCGACCCCGTTGGCCGTGTTGCCTGCCAGATTGCAGAGCGCGCCGGCAACTACCTACTTCAGACCGGCCCATTCGGGACCATCCTTGGGAACTGCGTTGAGGACTACCTTCTCCCCGGTCGTGGGGTGATGTGGATTCACTACGACGCGGAGGGCGAAGATGTACCCAAGGAGGGATACGAGGCCGAGGACGGGGAAGAACCCGAGACGGAGTTTAAGAAGCTACAGGAGACAATCACCCCGACCTATGTGGATTGGCGGGACTTCGGCCATCAGCCTAAGCGCCACTGGCAGGAGAACAAGCTGGTATGGCGTCGGACATACCTCACGCGCGCTGAGTTAATTAAACGCTTTGGGAAAACGCTTGGAGAGCAGATCAACCTAGACCGCACTCCCAAAGAGGACGGCAAGGCTGACGAAGTCGTAGCGCAGGCCACGATCTACGAAGTCTGGGACAAGAAGCGCGGCAAGGTCTGCTGGGTCCACCGGGATATGGTGGATTATCTGGATGAGATCGACCCGCCCATTAATTTGGAATCGTTCTGGCCGTGCGCCGATCCTCTCACCGCCACGATGACCAACGGCACGCTCATCCCGGTTGCCGATTATCTGCTTTATCAGGATCAAGCCCAAGAGCTAGACAAGCTCACCAATCGCATTGGGAGGCTGACAGACGCGCTTAAGGTTGTCGGGGTCTACAACGCCAGCGTCCCCGAGCTTTCGCGCCTGCTGAGCCCCAATGGCACGCCTGACAACGTTATGATTCCGGTCGCGGATTGGGCGGTGCTGAGTGAAAAGGGCGGACTTTCGCGCGGGGTCGAGTTTATTCCCCTGGTTGATATCGTCAACGCGCTGGGCCAGGCTTATCAAGCCCGTGAGCAAGTCCTAAACGTGATTTACCAAATCACCGGCATCTCGGACCTCTTGCGCGGCGCGTCAGATCCACGTGAAACGGCCACGGCTCAGGGCATCAAGGGGCAGTACGGATCAACCCGCATCAAAGCCCGTCAGGCCAAGGTTGCGACGTTTGCCCGCGACAACGCCCGCATCGTTGTGGAAATCGCGGTGGAGATGTTCGAGCCCCAAACCCTGTGGGAAATGACGAACGCCAAGTCATTCTGCCAGATCAACCCCGAGGCCCAGGCGGCACTTCAGCAAATGGGCGGGGAGCCGCAGTTTACCGACAGCCAAGAGTTTATGCAGGCTCTCAGCCTGTTGCGGAATGACAAACTCCGCTCGTTCCATGTGGATATTGAGACTGACAGCACGATTGCTCTTGACGAGGCCGAGGATAAGGCCGCGACCGTGGAGTTTATCGGCGCCGTGGGGAATTTCCTCGGGACGTTCGGCCCTATCGTCCAGCAGCAGCCAGCCCTCGCCCCGCTTGCCGGCGAGATGCTTATGTACGCCGCCCGTAGGTTTAAGGCAGGACGCGCGCTGGAAGCGTCGATTGAGAAAGCTGTGGCCGGTATTGCCCAAGCCGCGGCTCAGCCCCAGGCCCCGCCCGCGCCCCCGCCTGAAGCCGTTATGAAGGCCGAAGCCGAGAAGTACGCCGTTGACGCCAAAACCCGCACCGAAGCCGAGAAGATCGCCGCCGATAAGGAACTTGGGACGAATAAGATTATTAGCGAACGGGAAGCGGCCCGCGAGAAGCTCGACCTTGAAAAGCGCATTGCAGCCGAGAAACTTCGACTTGAGCAAGAGGCTCTGGACGTTGAACGCCAAAAGGTCGCCATATCCTCCAAGGCTAATGATGACCGGCGCGATATCGAGATGAACAATGCCGACCAAGCCCTTCTGAAGGCCGCTGCGACAAAGATTGGAGGCCGTTGAATATGCGCCTTCTCATTCTTCTGGCGTGCTCCGACTACTAGATGTTGACACACGCAGAAAAACAAGCAGCGTAATCCCGATGACTGAAAGTTACGGATACTACCGAGGCGTTGGTGGTTATTGGGTGTGGAGCGGCAAGAAGCCCTACGAAGGCACTTGCGTTCATGTTCCCGGCCCCAAGCTTAACGCCACAAAAGACGGCGGTATTCAGGTCATCAAAGATATTGAGCCTTACCGGAACATGATCGACGGCAAGGTGATCGGCGGGCGCAGGCAGCATCGTGATTTTCTTCGCGCCAATGGCTGTATCGAAGTCGGCAACGAGCAGCCAAAGCCGAGAGTAGAAGGCCCGCGTAAACGAGACAAAGACCTCGTGTTGCAGCTAAAGGCCGCGGCACGGTCACATGGAGTTGATTGGGTATGACTGAAGAGCTTCAGGCTCAAGTTACCGACCAAGTTGATGCGCCGGTTATTGAGACACCAGAGGTCGAAAAGCCGGACCCTAACGACCTCCGCGCGGTAATCGAGCACGCGCAGAAAGAGGTAGAGAGCCGCCCCCGTGATGAGACGGGCAAGTTTACACAAAAGCCGCAGGCCGCTCAAAGCGCCGCGATAGATCCGAAAAGCCCTTTAGGGGCGCCGGCTGTTGCCGAGGTTAAAACCCTCGAAGCTCCAGCCACATGGAAGGCCGAGGAAAAGGCATTTTGGGCGACACTTTCTGACCAAGCGAAGTCTACGATCCTTCGCCGGGAAAAGGAATTTGCTCAAGGTATCCAATCCAAGGCCGATGAAGCGAAGCAGGCCAGAGCAGTTGCCGAGGCGCTCGAACCCGTTATTGGACCTCACCGCCAGAATTTGATGCAGGCGGGTAGCGTAGAGCAGGGGATTAAAAACCTCCTTGATACGTCTACTTACGCCGCCAAAGACCCGGTGGGGTTCATTCAGTGGTTCGCGCAAAGCAAAGGCATTGACCTAGGGAACATGCAGCAGCCCACGGGGGATCAAAACCCCGAAGTGGCCCAGCTCAAGCAGTCCCTGTATGGACTTCAAAGCGAGATAGCCGAACTGAAGGGTTACACGACCCAGCAGCAGACGCGCACTGTAGTTTCCGAGATACAAGCCTTTGCCGACGAGAAGGACCAAAGCGGGCAAGCTCTGCGTCCACATTTCGAAAGCGTGAGGAAAGAGGTTTACGAGCTTATTCCGCTCATCAAGAGCACAAACCCCGATTGGAGCGTTCGTCAGGTCATGGATGCGGCTTATTCCAAAGCCGTTCGCCTGAATGACGATGTTTTCGGGAAAGTGCAAAGCGAGCAGGCGGAAAAGGCCCGTTTAGCCAAGGAAGCAGCCGACCGCGCGCAGAAGGCCAGTCTAGCTAGGAAGTCCCTCACCGGCGGCTCTCCTGTTGGGGATTCCCAGCAGAAGCCCGCCAAAAACCAATCGGTGCGGGACGCTATCAAACTAGCCATGCAGGAGCATGGGGTAGACGCCCGCCTCTGAAAAAGGCGTAAATAAATGGCTTCTCCGAATACCTCATTTACGGAAATCGTCACTACGACGCTCCGTAACCGTTCCGGGGTCCTCGCGGACAACGTTTCGGAAAACAACGCGATCCTCCGTCGCCTGAACAAGAAGGGCAAGATCAAGACCGTCTCTGGCGGTCGCACGATTGTTCAAGAACTCGAATACGACGAGAACGGGACATACACCCGTTACACCGGCTACGAGACGTTGGACATTTCGCCGTCTGACGTGTTCTCGGCTGCTGAGTTCAACTACAAACAAGCCGCGGTCGCAGTGACCATTTCCGGCTTGGAAGAACTTCAGAACTCCGGCCCGAACGCCATCATCGACCTCTTGGAAAGCCGGATCGGCAACGCCGAGCGGACGATGAAGAACAACATCTCTGCCGATATGTACTCGGACGGAACGGCTTCGGATTCCAAGCAGATCGGCGGTCTTCAGCTTCTCGTGGCTGACTCTCCGACCGCGGGCACTGTTGGCGGCATCGCTGCTTCCAATGCCTTTTGGCAGAACCGCCAGGCTGCGGCCGGTACGGCTGCCGCTGGTTCCATCGTTGGAGCCATGAACGATATGTACACCAATCTCGTTCGCGGCAACGACGCGCCCGACCTCATCATCGCTGATAACAACTTTTACAACCGTTATCTGCGTGAACTCCAGATCATCCAGCGCATCACTTCGGATGAGATGGCGCAGGCCGGCTTTACGGCGCTCAAGTACATGAACTCCGATCTTGTCCTCGACGGCGGTGTCGGCGGCAACTGCCCGACCAATCACATGTACTTCCTCAACACGAACTACCTGTTCTGGCGCCCCCACGCGTCCAGAAACATGGTTCCGATTGGGGATGAGCGCTTCTCCGTCAACCAGGACGCCATGGTCAAGCTGATCGGCTGGGCCGGCAACATGACTATTGCAAACCGACGCCTTCAGGGCGTCCTCACCGCAGCTTAAGGAGCAACAGTCATGGGTAACATCTACACGAACGACAGCACGCTTGGGGTCGCGTTTGACCGCAAGACCACTTCGCCCGAACACAAGGTCGGGACGGTGGTTAAGCTCCTGAGCAACTATCCGACCGTGCAGGGCAAGTTCGCCATGTACGTCAAAGCGGCCGGCGTCATCGGCAATTCGACCTACGCCACGGTGGCCCTCGCGTCCATCTCGTGCCTTGCCACATCGGTTGATGGTGGTGCGGGTACGGCGTTCTTCCGCAACGGATCGGTGGCCTTTGCCGCTGACGAGTACGGTTGGCTGATGTGCGTTAAGACTGCGATCCCGCAGGGCACGAACACCTAACGAAGGGAGGGGCCGGGTTAAAATCCGGCCCCGATCTCCTTGGATTTATCAAATCATCCTCTCGGCAATTTGGGCGACGGCTTCCGCATTAAGGAAACGTTTGACCCGATCACGACGAGCTCCGTTGCGTTCTCAACGGTCCCCGCATTTATACAAATCGGGCCTGCCGCGCCGCAGTTCAGACCTTTGCGGGATGCCATACCGTACACAAAGGGTCGGTTGGAGGCGTGGAAGCTTGTCGAGCATGTACGCTCGGCCAAGGCGAAAAACTGGCCTGGGATCAAGCCTAGTGAGTTTTTAGGCCAGTCCATTGCTATCTGTGGCGGCGGGCCGTCGCTGGCGTCCCTTGAGCAATTAAAAGAACTGCGCGCCCTTCAAAAGAAGGGAACAAAGGTTCTTGCGATCAACCGCACGCATGATTTTTTGCTGACCAAGGGCGTTGTCCCGTGGGCTGGGATTTTGCTTGATCCCGTTCCCGCGGTCGCAAGCTACATCACACCGCGCCGCGGTATCCGGTATTACGTCGGCTCTCAGTGTCATCCGAGCACGTTTGACAACTTCGACAAGCCCGATGTGCAGAAATACATCTGGCACGCTGCCTCCGTTCCTGAGATGGACGCCGAACTTACTGCGCGCGAGATGGTTTTACGCGTTCCGGCGAACGGTTCTACGTGCGGGCTTCGCTCGATCCTCAAGTCTTATATCGAGGGATTCCGCGAGATTCATCTGTTCGGCTTTGATAGCTGCATGGAGCAGAACGCGGACGGGACGCTCAAGATCAACGACGGCAAGCCAAACCTTCACGCCTACCCCAAACCCGAGGCCATCCTTGACGTGAAGGAAATGCTGGTCCCGATGGATGACGGGGACCGCACGTACTACGGCAACACGATGATGTTTTCGCAGGCTGACGAGTTCCAACAGTTTCTTTTAGCCCGCGATCAAGGCCTGCAAAACGGGATGCTGGAGCCCCATACGATAACTGTCCACGGGTCCGGTTTAATCCCTGATATCGCCCGCTTCTATGGGCTCCATTCCGACCAACTGAAGGTGAAACATGGCAAGCGGCTACACGCGTGATTTCGACGCTAAATTCGATCAAAGCTCGGGACGTTTCGAGGATGAATCCAAGGAGCGCGCAAAGGTGCGTTTCTGGATTGATGAAATCCTTAATCCCAAGACCAACAATCTTGACAAGATCGAGATGATCGAAATCCGCGTCCCCGGCGAAGACAAGAACATCTGGGCGGGCAAGGTCGAGGAAAAGCACCGCCAGCGTTTTGGCCGTGCGTACCAGTATTTCAAAGCCGGTCAGGAAATGCCCATCAATGGGTATCCGCTTAACAAGCTGCCCGGCATCACGGCGCAGATGCTGACGGACCTACGCTATATGGGCTTTGCATCGGTCGAGGACCTTTCGCGCGCGACGGATCAGGCCATTGGGCAAATCCACGCCGGTCTTACGTGGCGCCGCAAGGCTCAACTCTGGCTTGATGAGCAAAAGGCCATCGAATCCAAAGCCAATAGTTCTGCGGAAAAGGACGCCATCATTGCCGAACAGGGCGAAGCCTTGAAGGCACTTCAGGATCAGATGGCCGAGCTTATTGCGAACTTGCCCAAGAAACCCGGCCCTAAGCCGAAGTCTGAACAGGCCGCTGCCTAATGTCTCTCCTCACGCTGATCCAAGACGCGTCCAAGATGATCGGGCTTTCGAGCCCGACCGCCGTAGTTACGTCTGCGGACCAGCGTGTGCTTGAGCTTCTCGTTATGGCCAACGTGGTTGGGGAGGACTTGTCCACCCGCTACGAATGGCAGGAGCTTGTAAGAACGGCTCAATGGTCAAGCTCTGGCACTATTGCCCAAGGCACGATCAATAGTTCTACGATTGCGTCTGACTTTGGCCGCTTCATTGATGGCACGTTTTGGGATCGGTCGCTTCGGCAACAGGTTCTAGGCCCTTCGACGGCGCAGCAATGGCAGGCTGACCTTTCCAACGCGATTGTCTCACCGCCTTACAAATTCATCGTCCAGAACAATATCCTCTACATCGGCCCCACTCCGATTGGCTCTGGGAATACGCTTGTTTTTAACTACGTCACAAAGAATTGGTGTCAGTCGGCCGCGGGGACGGGGCAATCAGCCTTCGCCGCGGATACCGATACGACGCTTATCCCAGAGCGCCTATTTAAGCTCGATCTCATATGGCGTTGGAAGTCCTCAAAGGGATTGGCCTATGCCGAGGACCTTGAGAACGCAGAGCGCGAGATTGACAAGCATATCGGCCAGAACGGCGGCCGGCGCGTGCTGTTTATCGGCGGGGCTCCGATTGAGTACCTGTCAGGAAACGTAGCCGCGGGGAATTGGCCCGGATGAGGAAGGCATTAAGACCAACGCCCGCCACATCCGAGGCATCACTTCCAATCAATATCCCGGCTCCGGTTGGGGGCTTAAACACGCGCGACGGGCGGGCGGTTATGCCCATCACCGATGCTGAGTTGATGGACAACTGGTTCCCCGAGGCGACAGACGTTCGCGTTCGTCCGGGCTCTGACACCTATTGTTCCGGCATCGGCGCCCAGGTTGAAAGCATCATGTCCTATTCGGGCGGGGCAACGCTGAAGCTGCTTATCGCTGCGGGCGGGACGATCCAGAACATATCGACCGTAGGCGTCACGGGGACGATTGCAGCCAGTTCAACCATTGCCAACGGGTTCAATAACGACCGCTGGCAGTATCGGAACTTTGGCACTCCTGGAGGCACATTCCTTGTCGCGGTGAACGGCGAAGACGCGCGCCAGATTTATAACGGCACGGTCATGTGGGCCGGATCGGCGTCTGCCGGCTCGGGTACGGCTGCGGTCTTCTCGAATATCGAGATTTTTCAGCGGCGCATCTACTACACCCAGACCAATTCGCTAGAGTTTCTCTACCACGACCAAGTATCAGCCATAGGCGGGACAATTAGCGGATTTAACCTCGCGCCATTGTTAAGCCGTGGTGGATCTCTTACCGCTATCGGAACATGGACCCGCGACGGCGGTTCGGGGATGGATGACTTAATATCCTTCCTCTCATCCGAGGGGGAAATCATCGTCTATCAGGGGCTTGATCCGGCAGACGCCAATTCGTGGTCAATGGTTGGGGTCTATAAGATTGCTCGCCCTGTTGGACCCCGAGCGATGCAAAAGCTCGGTGGTGAGCTTCTAATTGACACGGTGCAGGGCGTTTATTCGCTCTCTGCGGTTATGTCAGGCCTCAAACAGCAGGCCCCATTCTCCGACAAGATCAACACGGCTCTAAGCGCGGCGTGGGGTGTCTACAAGAACAACTTTGGCTGGGAGATGAAATACGACCCAGACCGTGAATGGCTGATACTGAATGTCCCTGTCGCGTCGGGGAACTTACAGCAGCAATACGTCATGAACACTCACACTCAAGCCTGGACGCGCTTCCTGGGCTGGGATGCGAACTGTTTCGAGTTCCACAACGGGAATCTGTATTTTGGGACAAATGGGTCTGTAGTCCAAGCCGCGACAAGTTCACAGTCCGATGATGGCGAGGATATCCTTGTTGACGTTCGACAGGCCGCGTCAACCTTCGGCGCTCCCGGCAGGCTTAAGCACTTCAAGATTTACCGCCCTCTGATTAACTCAGACGGGGCGCTTGGCCTCGCGTTCGCTATGGACGTGGATTTCAACGATCAAACGCCAACCAACATCCCGACAGTGGTGGCTGTCCCCTTTGCTGAGTGGGACGTGGCTACGTGGGACGATTTCTTCTGGGGTGGCGATCCGGTCCCCGTGGGCCAGTGGCAATCAGCCGGCGCATTGGGGACTTACGGGTCTGTACGTATCAAGGGCGCTGCCAATGAAACGGCCATTCGCTGGTACGGAACGGATGTAGTGTTAGAACCCGGAGGTATGGTATAATGCTTTCCGTCGCCACTCCCGACGACCTTGAAGAGGTTTTTAACCTTCTCCTGGTCATGCACGCCGAAAACGGCGTCGGTCGATTGGATGAACCCAAGGCCCGCGGGGCTATCTCCGAAATCATCAATTCTGGCGGCTGCTTAATTTCAAAGCAGAACGGCAAGATTGTTGGAAGTGTTGGTCTCACCATGACGAGCTGGTGGTATTCGCGGGATCGGTTTCTTGTGGACGAGTGGTTCTTTGTCCACCCCGACAACCGGAGCGAAGGCCATGCGACCCAGCTTATTGGATGGATGAAAACTGCGGCTCAGACGTGCGGGACTCCGGTTGTTCTCAGCGTGGGGACTACGGTGGACGCTCTGTCCAAGCTTAAATACTTCCGCAAGCATCTGACCCCGTTCGGCGGCGCCTTCATTTACCAGCCCAAGGCGGCTTAAATGTGCTTCGGCAGTGCTCCTAGACCGCCCGACCCCGTAGCGACGGCCCAAGCGCAGAGCGGGATCAATCGCGCTGACCTCGGCTATGCTGCTGGGCTCAATCAAATCAATCAGACCGGGCCGTTCGGTTCTGTATCGTATTCGGGTGAGATTGGTTCGCCCAATCGCACACAGACCACGACCCTTACGCCTGAGATGCAAGCCATCCTCAATGGGCAAACCCAGCTTACAGGGGGGCTCACAGACCTTGCTAACCAGCGGCTTGCCGGCGCTCCGCGATCAAACTTCACGCTTGATGGGCAGCCCGATGTGCGTCGTGCTCAGGGGGTGACGTTTGGCACGTCCTTTAATCAAGGCCCTGCGGTTCAGAACACATTCGACCAAGGCCCTGCACTTCGCAACGAATTCGATCAAGGCCAGGCCGTTCAGACCAGTTTCAATAACGGCGGCGCGTTACAGCGCGGGTTTGACAACGGCGGCGCGCTTCAGCGCGACATTCAGGCCGGAGCGATAACTGATAGGTTCGACGCTGGCGGTCAGGCCCAGCGCAGCGTTGACCTTAGTGGCCAGCCGGCGCTCAACACAGACTTTTCCAAGCTTTCGCAGCAAGCCCAAGAAGCCGCGTATCGTCAAAATACAAAATACCTTGATCCTCAGTTTGCACAGCAGGAGCAGGCAACCCGCGCACGGTTGGCCGCGCAGGGCGTTACCGAGGGCTCCCAGGCGTACAATCAAGAAATGGCTAACCTTGCCCAGCAACGGGACCAGTCATACTCTGGCGCGCGGGATCAGGCCATTAATCAGGGGTTCAACCTTGAAGGCCAAATGTTTGGCCAAAACCTTGCCGCGAGACAGCAGGGCGTCGGAGAGCAATTCCAACTTGGTGAGTTTGGCAACAGTTCGCTTGCTCAGCAGTTCGGCATGAACCAAGCCCAAGCTCAGTTCCAGAACCAAGCTCAGAATCAGGGCTTTGGTCAGAACCAAGCCCGAGCACAGCTTAATAACGACGCCGCAATGATGGACTACCAGCGCAACTTGGGCATGGCTGAGTTCGGCAACAACGCAGCGATGCAGGACTACGCCCGCAATCAAGGGATGGCGCAATTCGGCAATCAAGCGGCTGGTCAGCAGTACAGCCAGAACCGCGGCTCTGCTGAGTTCGCCAACACCGCGGCCAATCAGCAGTACGACCGCAACCGTGCGACGGCTCAGTTTGGAAACGACGCGGCTAGTCAGCAGTACGGGCAGAACCTTGGCGCGGCTCAGTTCGGCAACGACGCATTGGCGCAACAGTTCAACGCCGGCCTTAACCTCCAGCAGGCCGACCAGTCGAACCGTTCTCAGTCGATCAACGAGAATATTTTGGGGCGTAACCAGAACATCAACGAGGCGATGGCCTTTGTTAATGGAGCCCCGGTATCGCCGCAGAACCCGACGTTCCAGCCGTTCGCCCAAAGCACGGCGGCACAGGCCGCGCCTGATGCGATTGGCTTGGCATCGGCTAACTACGGCAACCAGTCTGCGGCTCGCGCGCAAATCCTAGGCTCTATCTTTGGTTCTGCTGGCAAGATTGGTGGCGCGGCCATAGGAGCCTCTTGCTGGGTCGCGCGCGAAGTCTACGGCGTCGAGAATCCCAAGTGGGTCATCTTCCGCGAATGGATGCTGAACAAGTCTCCCAAGTGGTTCCGCGCGCTTTACCTGACCTACGGCGAGCGTTTCGCGACGTGGATCAAAGACAAGCCGAAGCTCAAGACGATGATCCGCAATTGGATGGACGCGAGGATTGTTCATGCCTCGTAGACAGCAGA